ATGACCATGTGCAATTAGTTATGGTGTAGTAGTTGTACCCAACACCGCAATTAGCTGCATGGCAGTTCACCAGAGTCGAAGCAGTGTCAGTAGCATTGAATCCGTAGGTACAGGCTACAGCAACGCAGTTGTAGAGCGTTACGGCTGATGTCGTGCATTCGAAACCGTAATAGGCTCCTAAGACCACGTTTCCATTGGAACCAGTTTTAGATAGATAGAACCCATAGTATCCCAAGCCCAGACAGTTGTAGCAAAGGCAGGCATTGAAGGGATTGGCACAGATGGCGACACAGCGAATCGCCATGATATTGCTGGGGCCGTATCTGCTCCCTTGGATCATGCAGTCTACCAAGCGGTTCTTTATGCCCGTGTCGCCAGAGGCAGTGACGATGTTGGTACTAGAATCACAACCATCTAAGTGGAAGTTCTCGAAGTAGATGTAGGACTTCGTGCCGAGGGTGATGGTCGTAACGTTTCGTGCCAGACCATTAGCGTCAACAGACGAGATGCGGCAAATCCCAGGCTTATCGGAAGTCAGGTATACGCACTCAGGGTCACCAACCCACCTGATAGGGTGCCCGTCAGTCCCCTCTTCGTAAGGCGTCACGGTCTCACGGTAGAAGCCCGGGCCGACGTACACGATGTCATCAGGAACAAGCAGGTTGTCGGTATTGGCCTTAGCGAGCGTAAGCCAGGGGCCGTTGGTGCCACTGGTGTAGACGGGTGATAGGCCATCATAACTATCGCTACCTGGCTGGTATTGCGAGACGTAGTAGACAGTCACATCTCAGCCCTCCTTAAAACATCGGCACGTCGGGCAATGACGCCCATCGGACCGAATGCCCGCTGGCTGGGATCGGGTCCAGAGTTCTAGATTCTCTGGCCGGTTGTCGTCCCTCACTCCGTTCTTGTGATGCACTTCCTCGTTGGGTAGCATATGTCAAGTTACTTGCCCAATACCTTCTGCGTTCCACTGAACGGTTACGTTGCCGCCGTTGCCCCAGAACGGGAACCCACCGGAGTCGATCCAGTAGATCGGGATGCTGTCGGCGTCATTCGTTACGAACTTGTAGACGACGAGGCCCTGGTACTGTCGGGTGCCTACGCCGAGCGCCGTCCAGGTGACATCGGTTGCGTCGAACTCGCCACGGTCATTCACCGTGTCGCAAGTCACCGCTTCGCCCGCCAGCGCCTTGTCAACGTAGTTAGCGCCGTCCGCCACGTCTATCGTCGTGAAGCCGGTGCCGCCGGACAGGAACTGCTTGTCCGTCTCGGTGTCGCAGGTAGTGTTGGTCATCACCATGCGGACGCGAATGTCGTCCGTGTCGAGGTCAACAGCCCCGCTCATGATCTTGGCCTTCGCGTACATGTACATGAAGTTTGCCATCGTTTCCTCCTTGAAAAGCCCCAAAGGGCTGCTAATCATTATGCTGAACCCATAAGCCTCACCTCTGGAATAAGGGCAGCCGCTACGGTCGTGAAGGCGTCGATATCTATGGTGGTGGGTGCAGCGCCCCCCGTGATGGTCAATGTCCCCGAAAGGTCGGGCTCATTCGCTATGTGGGCCTCAAACGTGCTGTCATAGGTAAAGCGCGTAATGGTCTTCGCGCTGGTGGCATAGACTGAATGGCAGACGAGGAGGATGTAATTGCCGGCGTCCAAGGCAACGTCGGGGTTAACGTCAATCAGCCTGACGCCTGTGTTCGCACCACAGACTTCAGAAACGTCAATGAGTTTCGTCTGCCCGTCCTCCGCGTAGAGGGCGAAGCGTACAGCGCTCGTCGCAGCGCCACCCGCGCCGATGTTGTAGCGAAGACCTGTCACGGTGATGGGCCTGGGCACATAGACAACGCCGAGGTGAGCTGTCGTATCATTGGCAGCCAGGGCAACCGCAGTGGACGCGCCGGTGATGGGCTCGATGGGCTTTGGAATCATGGACATGACGGGATCATGCAGCACTAATTCGTTGTCCCGAATCTGCTCATCGAGTAGGGCCTTGGTGACGACCTCCCCAACTACCCAAGTACGCGGCGCTACCCAAGCCATCGTCCTTACCTCCTAGTATGCAATCTTGCTCGTCGGATAGTCGGGATGAGCAGCCGCATACTCCAATTCGCTCGTGTCCACTATCAGACAACTCCCATCGCCCGCGCAGGACGATAGTTCATAAGTGACCATGTGCTGCGCCTTCCCCCTGATGCTGTGGTAGATATGCTCGATGTAGAAGTCCTCATGAATTGCTAGGCCAGAGGTATCATCCGCATCTATCGTTACGCGATCACCTATCCTGCCCGTCAACGCCTGGGCCATCGACGCCTCACTGCGATCCGCTGCGAATGTCAGGGCGGTGATGGCCTTATGCGGGTCCTTATAGCGGCTGACAACGTAATCACAAAAAGCCTGGGCATCGTCGATATTGGCAAACCAGATGGGCGAGGCCGGGTAGGATTGAGAGCCGTAGGCGGTGATAGATGCGGTATTCTCTGCGGAGACCTTGCTTTCGCAGGCTTTTGTCCAGGGGATGCCCCGCGCCTGGGCATTGTAGATAGTCTGGGTGCCCCTGACGTAATGGTTGACTACCTTGAAACTCATATTGTTGGCCGTCTTGACCACATCTTCGACCTGGAAGCCGCTGTAGTTGTAACCCACGTTTACATCCGTCCCGGGGACAGGCGTTGTCCAGGGGTCAACATAGACCGCCGTAGCGCCTCCCGTGGCGGCGGTAGGATAGACTGCCGTGAACTTGACATACCCATTGGGTCCCGTCGGGATGCTCGCCCCGCTATAAGTCCAGAGCACGGCGAGGCTGCCTGCCGTTGGCGGGGGCTGAATCGTAACCTGGGCTTGGTTGTAGACGGCGCTTTCGCCCAATTCGATGTCCATGAATGGGATGCCCAATCCAGCGGTATCGCTGAACGTGGCCTGGGGAATCAATGATCTTGTTGCTGTTGACCGATGCTGCCTGTCGTAATAGTTGAGCAGGTAGCTATACAGCGTCAGATCGCGTGACCCATTTGCCGCATAGCTGAGTCCTTCGGTAATCAACCCTTCACCCTCCACGTCTTCCATTTGTCTGAGGAGTTCAAAGAGGCTGTAATCGCCCTGTATCACCACTGAGGTCGTTGTCTGGCCCGTATCGCGGTCGCCGCCCATACCGGGGAAGCCAGCTATTGTCAGGAGAATGACGCCGATGTAATTCCCTGTCGTATTAGCCCCCAGGGTATAGACCAACGGTAAGGTTCGGTTGAAAAATGCTAGATCGCCTGTGCCTTCGAGGTCACAGGTAACTGCACCACTCAGGTCAGGCTTGCCTTTGAGAGCTGACAACCGACCATTCCAAAGCGGCCAATAGGTTAGCGTTGCCAAGCCGCTATTGTCATGGTTAATCGTCCCGCTGGTTTCTACTAAGCCTCTAGCTAATATCTTGTCCACCCGCGTCCCTGATTCCTCATCCGTCTGCCACCAGGCATAGAGAGCTTTGACATCGTTAACGTCATAACTAAGGTAGGCCCCATCTGTGTCAGAAACTCCCAACTCGCTGTAATGCCGACCGTTCCCCGCGTTGTAGAGCCAGGTGAGTTGCGCCGCTGTCAGGTTAGTATTCGTAGGCTTCCAGATGGCAAGTGGGCCGATAGAGCCGGTGAAATACACTCCAGGCCCATAAGTTCCTACCAAAAAGTCTGCGTCGGAATCACGAATGCCAGCAGGAATAGCCGCTGTATCATGGACTCCTCCATTGACACTAATTCCAATGACATTCGCAGTGGGATCGTGATAGACATGGACCATATACCATGTGTCAGCAGCCAAAGCCCCAAAAGTATTGGCCGTAACAGAGATAGCGTTACTGTCGTCAAAGTATCGTGCGTAGAACTTGAACTTGCTGCCTGCCGTCTGTAGGTAATATTCGCGGTGTGTCGCTGCGCCCCATTTGCTGATGATGGGATTAGCCGCACTTGGATCGGGCAGTTTCACCCATATCACCATATCCCAGTAGATATCCCCTACTGAAACATCCACCACGTCGCTGAGCGCCAGGTATGCCGTGTCAGCAGAATCGAAGAGGGCGGCGTTGCTCGTCTTGCGATAACCGCCTGACAAGCGGAGGACGTGTCCGCCTTCGAGCTTTCCGTCGAGTGGCCCGCCAGGACTGTAAGTTCCAGTGGTGTTTCTAAGAGTCACCCTAAGCTGCCCAGGCGAACACCGCTCTGAAGGACGCAGCACGTCCCCCAATCCTTGAAAAGCCTCCAGGCTCAAAACATCCCCAATGATATTGGTGTAAGGATGGAAGGCGCGATCCGAGGCCGCGCCCGCATCGTTCCATGCACACTCCAAAAGGTAGGAAGTCTCCACTAGAGCCCCCTGAACCTACCCCGTCGCATAGCGTCAGCAATGAGGCTTTCCAGATCGCGCTCGCTGAGGATGGAGCCCTGGACCTTCAGATAGATGTTCGTGTCGCCGCCCCCAGAACGAGCGGGCACCACAGTCTCGCCAGCATGGACGAAGGCTAAGCCGCTACGGTTGATGTACCCGCCACCCGCAAGGGCAGGGACGCCCATTGCACCGCCCGCGCCACTGATAGCAGCGCCGGCGGAGCCTAATGCACTCTGGATGTTGTCGTTGATGATCCTGGCGATGCCTGCGGCATACCCCATGAAGTTGTCAGAGAAGCCGGTGTAGATTCCCGACATGATGTATTCAGCGATAGACTTGCCCCAGTTCAGGGCTTCGCCTGTGAAGGAGGCCATCGCTGAGCGCAGGGAGTTGCTCACATCGTCCGAGGTTCTCGGTTCGCTGTCCTCAACTTCCCGAACGAAGCCGCGCATCAATCCGCTAGCAGCCGCAGCCCCGGCCTCGGCCATCGAACCACTGATACCGCCAGCGCCGTGAGACATTGCCCCCGCTGCCCCGCCTGCACCGCTATTGGCAGCCTGCATAAGCTGAACTGCTGCTGCGCCCATAGCGTCAATCATGGCGGGTGCCCCCCGCTCGATTCCCAGAACAACTCCCTCTGAAAGGTCGCTGCCCATTTCCTGCCCCCAATACCACGTCTTGAAACGCGGGGAACCTTGGAGGGCTACAATCATGTCGGCGCTCATCCCTTGGATTGCCGTAATAGCTTTTGGGGTCTCTTCGCCCAGAGAGCGGTCGAATTCTTGGATCATCGCTCTGGCATATTCACCCATCGCCTGAGCCGCTCTATCCCCCTCTGTTTCAATCGTCGTCACGATGTCGCCAGAGTATTGCCGCGCAATCGTGATCTGTTTTCCTTCCTTGCGATAGACGTCCAGGGCGGCCGTGCCCTGGTCGAGCATGTCCACTGCGGCCTGAGCCATGAGGGGGCCGCCTTGTTCGGTAGCACGAACAATCTCATCTACGTTATCGACGCTCGCCTCGGTCAGTTTGGTATAGAGTTCGCGCAGGTTTGCGTCGAATGAAACCCAGGCCGAATACATATCTTCGACCTTCTTTTTCCACTCCTCAAAAGTCTGGTCGGTCGCAGGAAGCAGGGTTTGGATAGAGGCTATGATCTTCTGGGTCTTGTCAGCGATCTCTTTCGCCAGCTCTTCGTTGGCAACCACCATCGCATCCGCGTCCTTTTTATAGGTGGCCGCGATAGTATCGAAGATCGCCGTGAGCCTTTCCTCGGCCCACGCCTTCGACATGGGGTCGAGAACATCCTTAATGCTGGAGTTTTTCCAATCGATACCAGATTGTGTCAAAGCGGCCAAAACCTGTTCCCAGGTAGCTCCGCCGCGTTGCATATCCTTGATGAGGTTGCCCCCGGCCTCAGAAATCAAATCTATGCCAAGGAGTCCTTGTGTTAGCCATCTATCCGAACCTGCGGTAACGTCCGAAAACTCAGCACCAAGATCAACAAGCGCCTTCGTATAGATTTGAACCTTCTGTCCACCCAATTCATCGAGGCTGATAATCTGGCGTTCATATAGGTCATTCGCCTCAGCCAATGCAGCGTTGAGGTCTCGCTGATATTGAGCGTGGCCGCTTACGAGTTTGCCTAGAATTGGTATGGTACTAATGGCATCGCGGTTCTTGTCGATATAGAACCCAAGGCCAATAGCGACAGCGCCCAAGGCAGCAATGAGTCCTAGGGGGCCAAACATCGTTGCCTTCTGTGCAACCAGGGCCGTAACATTCGTCCAGGTGGTCGCTGTCCATTTAATCATCGCGGGAATGACGGAGGCAGTGATGATCAACGCAAGGGCTACCAACGCAATCTTGGTAGCGTTGCTGTCAGCGGCGAAGTCGTCCAGATGTACCTTCTCGATTATCGTTTGCACGGTATGGAGAGCGGCACCTAGTTTCTCAATTCCTTCCTGTACCAATGGGCGAATAGCTACCAGAGTCTCAGTAAACTTAGTCGTCAAGTCAGTCATGGTAGGGATGATGGCTGTGCCGATCATGATCTGGAGGCCCTTCATGGCTTCGTGCATATCGCGTTGAGCATAGGTGAGATTCTTAGCGGCTCGGACGGCCTTCTCGTCCATGACCACGCCCAACTTCTCAGCATCGAGACCCAATTTCACAAGACCTTCGGAGCCTTGATTAAGAACGGGGATCATGTCCTTGCCGGATTTGCCGAAAAGTTGCATCGCCAGACCTGTCTTCTCAATACCATCTGGCATCTTCTTGAAGACATCGGCGACTTGAGGCAGAATGACGCCCATCGGCAGGAGGCCACCTGCGGCATTGGTCGCTTTTATACCCAGATCGGCCAGGATTGCTGCCGTAGACTTGCCGCCCGCCACCACGCCCGTTTCTTCGTCGGAGACGCCCTTGAGCTTCTTGGCAAGAATACCGAGAGATTTACTGGCGTCAGCGGCGGACAATCCGTAGTGTTCGAAGGCGAAGATGAGCTTGGAAGACTCTTCTGCCGTCAACCCCGTCTCGCGCCCCAGTTTAGAAATACTGCTCGCGAGGGATTGCGCCGCACTAATCCCGCTCGTCAGAAGGCCGGGGAGTTTCATGAGGCCCTCAGCCACGATGATGCCGCCAGCGATCTTGCCAACGTCGCCCATCGCCTTGCCGAAACCCTGAGCATTAGCCTGGGATTGTTTGAGACTCTTATCGAGGGCGGCTGTGTTGGCCGAGAGTTGGACGACTAGGCTAGCTAAAACGGATGCCATTATTTACCCAACTTCTGGCGTGAATTCTCCGCAAGAGCAAAGGATCGTATTATGATTGCAACGGTGTCAAAAAGGAGGCAGGGTATGAAATACTGGTTAATGGTTATCGGCCTAGTTCTACTTGCATCATGCAGTAACAATGGTGGGCCGACTGCTGGGGATGACAAGGCAGCACCCCTATTCATTGGGAATCTCCGATATCTTGCCGCTCATTGCGGACAGGAACCGGAAGGAAGTGAATGCGATTGGCGCACTGAATACATCGCAGAGGTATGCGCCATCGCTAACATAGGTGGGGGCGAATTCGCGCAGATCAAGGACTGTCATCTCTCTGGCTACTTTGCTCCCTTCTGCGAACGGTTGGGTGTCATTGCCGCCGAACCGAGATCGGCGCAGGGGCCGCATCTAATTGAACTCGCCCAGGATATTGAAGACTCCATAGACTAGCCCTCCTCCTCGTCTTCCGTCGTCCGCTGGGCTGTGGCGATCTCCATGCCCTCCGCCTGTGCCTGGGGGATGTGCAGCGGCAAGCCCGCCTGGGCTCGGTGCATCTTCGATAGCATCTCAAGCATCGTGGGGTTGTCCTTCAACGTCTCGAAGCCTGCCTTGCGGTCCTTGGCGTTGAAGGCGTCCCTCGCTGCTATCGCCGTGCGGTAGTCCAGAATCGCCATCATCAACCCATAATCCTGCTTTAGCGCCTCCTGCGGCGTACAACCAAATGCCTCACATATTACTGAGACTGTGCCCTCGAACGGCTGCGGCCCCCACCGGATGACGCCGGGGTTGTCGGTTGTTTCGTACCCGAGGACGAAATCGGCAAGGGCGCTGATCCGTTTTTTTGTTCCGCCGGCGACTCACCCCTAACGACAAGGGCGAGATACATCAACTCCTCCAGGCGCAGGGATGAGAAGGCGTCAGGGTTGTGAAACGGCTGAGGCAACGGAGCGCCCATATCGTCCGTCCAGTTCCACTCCACAATGCGCCGTTGGAGAACATCCACCAGCTCGCCTACCGTATCGTCCATGAGAATGACTTTGCGGATTGCTTCGTCGTCCTCTAGGGCGTCCATCTGGCTCTGTAGTTCCGTCATGCGTCGCATGATGCGGAGGGAGCCTACAGCGAACGAGCTGACGACCTTGACCCACTCGCCCTCATGGATGTGGTATTCCACACCATCTATTTCGATGGTGCAGTCATCGGAGGGCACCTGTCGGGTTGGCGGTTTCATCACACCTCCTATATGTGTCCTGGTTAGGGCGCGGGAAGGGGTGCCAGGAGTTCACCCTCTTCGCGTCCGGAGCGCTATCCCGCGCCTTATCGTTCTACGCTACTGCCCTGCTTATTGCCGCGTTGCCCGCGAAGCTGGCCGAGTAGTCTACGCGCCCGCCGACTGAGCCGCTTATCGAGTAGCTGGTCAGGATGATGTCGGTCGAGTCGTAGTGCGGATCACTCGCGCCCACGACAGCGCCCGTCGGGTCTACGGCCATCGCCTTCGCCGCAGCCGCGCCCACAAACCCAAAGATCGTGGCGTCGCTCTGTGCCGCCGCGAAGTCAGGACTACCGCCTACGTCCAGCGTATAGTCGTAGTTCCCCACGACACGCCTAGGGCCAGCGTCCGCAAAGGACGTTGTGACCGGGGCCTCTTGGGTGATGTTCAGCGAAAAGCTGTCGATATCATCCTCGAGGACTACAGTCGCAAGCGCTATGTTACACTTGTTTGCAGCGACTTTCGCCATGTGCTATTCCTCCTTCTACGTTCCTTGAACCGTGCCGAGCGTCACTAGAATGAGGGCGCTGGAGTAGGTGCCTGTAGTGACGACGTGTTTATAAGCGTTCGTTGCCGATGTGACTGTGACAGACTGGACTTGGTTGGCGGTCATGGCCGTCGATGTCAAGCTCGTCACGTCAACATAGGCTCCCCCCTGAGTGGCGCAGTGTTGGATTTTCATGGTGATGCTGGTGCCCGTAAAGGCGAACACCCTGAAGATCGCCCGAAGGGATTGTCCCGATGTGGTCGCGCCCTGGTTCCAGCCGTCGGTCGCGCCAGGGATGGTCTCCGCTGCTGTCGATGTCTTGCTTGCCAGAACAACGCCCCGGGAGAGTCCGCCCCCTCCAGCTGTATCGAAGTTCATTAGGACGGCCCCGCCGATTGCCGCTGACCTGGGGTTGGCGGTGAGTTGCACGATGCTGTCATAAGCAACGCTGCCGGCGACGTTCGCCCCGAACAGTTGCGTCAGATAATGGTCGGTGCCATCGGCAAGTAGAAGGAACGTCTGCTCATCGACGCCGTTGTCGGTTGACTCGAACAGGCCGGAGTGTGACTGAGCTAACTCGTAATTGCCGACTACTCGACGCGGGCCTGCATCGGCGAAGGAGGTTACGACTGGTGCCTCCTGGGTGATGTCCAGGGAAGTCGATGTCAGCGAGCCTGAGAAGTCAAACTCATCAAGATAGATTCTCGAAGGGTGAGCGCTGTTTTTTGCCACTATCCCACCTCCAATCTTTGTGGTATAATCCAACTATGGGTATTTGCGAATGCGGTTGCGGCCAGCCCATCCCAGAGAAGCGGTGGCATAAATACCAGCCGCCGCACTTTCTTCGCTTCCACCACCTGAGACCACGAATTGAGGGCTTTCAGGCTCGCATCGCTAATGCACCAGAAGCGCCGACAACTTGTGCGTGCGGCTGTAATCAACCGATTCCCTATAGCCCGAAGCACAAATACCGAACCCCGAAATATATTGACGGCCATCACCTGAAGCCAGCCCATGAGGCAGCGCGGCACCACTGGGCAGCGACCCGACCACAACCGCTTCCCTGCGCTTGTGGTTGTGGTGAACTGGCTAAGTTGAGCGGACGACGGCAGCAGCACTATATCAATGGGCACCAAGGACGTGCCCCGAAACCGCCGCAAGTGCATCTCTTGACCCGAATCAATGGTGGCTACCGCATGCTCTGGCTCCCCAACCATCCCACCTCTCAGAAAGATGGCTGGATCGCAGAGCATCGCCTTGTGTGGGAGCAAGCCAACGGGCGGTGCCTTCTGCCGAATGAATGTGTCCACCATGTCAACGGTGATAGGTTGGACAACCGCCCCGAGAACCTCGTGGCCCTGACTAGAAGTGCCCATCGCGCCCATCATGCTCGGGAGAATCCGATGCCTCACGAAATCCGCAGTGCAGCCGGGCGAAAAGGTGCTGCCGCTCGCTGGGGAAAGCGGTAAATCCTTCACCCGATCCCCTTCTTCGCCTTCACTGGCTCCTCTTCTGGCTCCTCTGCCGTGATCTCTATCTTCGTCTTGTGTTCGACGATAGCCCCGATGCTCAGCAGGAACGGGATATGAACCGCATCCTGCTCGTCGAAGGTTACAAGCGTCTCCTCGTCGGTGTAGACGCGGACGCCCTTCACCGTCTGCGATGGGCGCTCCGACTCGCCGTTGTGCAGGCGGAGCTTGCGGGTGATTTGCCGATAGGTTTTCTCCATACTCAGCCTCCTTACTCCCGATGCCAGATCACATAATCCTGGCGAACGCGATAGATGTTCGTGTCGGGTTCATACTCGTCGCCGTCGCTCTCTAGCAGGCAATCGAGGACGACGGGATCAACCGCCTCAGACGACCATCGTTGGAGTGCAGCGCGAACCTGAGTCGCTACGGCCTTAGCGCCCGCGTAGGTCTTAGCCCAGGAGTCCACCTGGATACGCGGATGGGCCAACCCCATTTCCGCGCTGAAAGCCGACTCTCTGGGTCCGTCTATCCGTTGATAAGTCACCGCAGGCAAGGTTGGATTCTGCGGCATGATCAAGGGATAGATGCGCGGCGCGGCAAGCGTCACGATGGCCGACAAGCGCGTGAACAGGACAGCCTCTAACTCAGCCATTAGTAGGAGTCCTCCTGCTCGACTTTCAGAATCGATGCCTCCATGATGTTCTTGAAGGCTTCGACAGCCTCGCCGCTCTTCACGTCTATGGCAGGCCGAAGATAAGGACGCGCCGGCTTCTGTGACGTGCCGCGCTCGACGAAGCCGCCGTACCAGGCAGCCGTGGTGTATCCGACAAGGATGTGCGCCTGCTTCTTCATATCGACATAGATGAGCTCGCCACTAGGCACCCTCACCGGCGTCTTGCCCCCGGCCTTGACTGTCACCTTGGCCGTGATGCTCTTCTTGAGATTGCCCGACTTCTTGGGTGCGTTCGCCTTTGCTTGCTTGACGATGACGCGCCCACCAGCGGCCAGGGCTTTTCTCAGGCATTTGCCCTGACTCTTCTTGGTGAGCTTGAGAAGACGAGCCTCCAACTCTTTGAGGCCGTCAATCTTGATGGTGAAGAGCTCAGCCATCTAACCCGTCTCCTCTGGCTTGACAAGTCCACAACGGAAGGCCAAACCTTCACGAAAGCCGATCTCCTTGATGCCCTGAATATCGTAATAGTGGCCGTCATACAGGACGCGCATTTCCTCTGTAATATCTGAGCGGTAGTGGACGTGCATCCGCAGTTCCACCTCGCGCCCGATCTGGGCAGACGCGAAGCGCTCGGTATTACTCACGGGCCAGACGTTCGCCCATAGACTGACGAGTTCAGCCCACGTCTTGATAGGCTCGCCGTAGGCATCGGCTGTCTCCGTCGCCTGCTCAATGGTGACGCGACGGTTGAGCTTCCCAACGTCGTCCATGCAGTCGATCCAGGGCTGGGGACGAACCATCAGAGCGTCCACCTCCTGTAAGGCCAGAGGAGCATATTGATAGCCGGTGGTAACTCTGCTACCACGGACCCTCGGTTGGCATAGAGCCACGCAACCATCTCAAGCATGGCCTGTTTGATGCCATCCGGGACCGATGCAGCCACGCCATAACCCGCTATGAAGCGCACCGTCACGGCGTTGTTGATGGCCTGCGCTGACGGCCAACTGACGCCATAAGCAGGCGAGATGCGGGGCGTCAAGGAGCTGGTATCGACGCTATACTTCGTCACCGGCAACCATTCGGTAAGGACGCCGGAGGTGTTGTAATACTTGATGTGAGTCACTGAGACCAGCGGTGCTAGGGGTATCTCAAAGTCACCGGCAGGGAAGGTGTCGAGCGTCCAATCCCACGTCTGGGTGATGAGAGCCCGATCCGTCTCTAACTCCGCGTAATTGCGGGCCGTCTTAATCAGCGCATCGAGTGTGACGATCTCGCCCTCTGTCTCTTCGAGCCGAAGGTGGGTGCGAACCTCCTCAACCGTGATGGGCTCTGTCGTTGCTGGTGTTACGATAGTCAGCCCCATAACTCACCGCCTACCTGCTACCCGATAGCATCCCATTGGGCAGTTAAGGAGGCCGCGAGCCGGACTAAATTCTAGGGGCGTTCCACAGAAAGGACACGCCGTAGGGAGCTTGTCGCGCTCTATCCGCTCAAGCTCGCGAGCCTCCTTGATAATCTGCCCGAATCCGCCGTAGTCAGCCACTAGCACAGTCCTATCATCGGCGACGTGATCTTGTAGAGGGATGCCACATTTGCCGCCGTCAATGCCTTGCCTGTAATGAAGGGCAGGGCGATCCGCCCGTGAAACTCGAAGGTGGGCGTGGCGGTCACACCGCTGCACCCGACAGTCAACGGGGTTGCGCCTGGGATCATGTCAGTCCATGCGCCCGTGGTTGTAGTTCCAGCCACGGCAGAGCCGTTGACATAGAGTACGACGCCCGGGGTGGCCGCCACACCGTCATAGGTCGCCACGACGAATTGCATCGCCCCCTTTGTAATGGCGGTAGCCGAGCTAACGGTGATTGAACTCAGATTGGCCGTGTCGTCATACATCTCAAGGTCGAGTTTGCTGGCGGCGTCAATCCAGAGCCTCCACTCGCGGTCGGTGCCTGCCACGTCATACTTCGCCATGATGCAGTTGTTGGTGACAGTATTAGGCCGAATCCAGGCCCCCAGGCTCATGCCCCCCGTACCCGCAAAGCTGAGGTCGGCGTGGTCGATGCCCGCTAGGTGATGATCGCCTGTCGGGTGGAAGTGGTAGGAGTAGAGGCCGCAGGGCAACCCTAGGGGTGCGTAGTCGTGCTCCAAATCCTCTGCTGCGCCCGCAGTCTCACGAGGTACAAGGTCGCCGATGCTAATGCCAGTGACGAGCTGGCCCGTCTTCTCCCAGAACGGAAAGAGGTGGGGAGTCGTTGTCCCAAGGATGGTCAGGATATCGTTAAGGTCGCCCTCTAGTCCTCTGTTATAAGTCGTCAATATTCACCTCCAGTTGGACCACGGGGGCGGGCCGGGGGTGCGCTCAGCCCGCCCCCACTCCCACTTAGGTCACTGTCACAAAAGCATCGTCATCGACGGGGTAGTACCAGATCGTCCACTTCATCGAGCCGGTGTTTGTGCCACTCGTCGCTAGGGTGATAGTGCCAGCGGGAACGATGCACGGCGATGTGCAGGTCAGCGCAACGCCTGTGTTCTTGACGATGGCATCACCAGGGTTGCCCGTGATGCTGAAGGTCGTCCCGACGACAGCACTAGCCATTGCGATTGCCGCGCCTATAACGCCGGTGAGCCCAACGGTCGGATCGGCATTGACGGTTAGGTTGCTGGCATTCGCCCCGATGTCCGCCGTTATGACCTCGCCGACTAGCGCCGTGATGCAGACGCGCCCAGACGACACGGTGAACATGGGCTTGGTGTCCGCGCCTACGATGAGCGTCGCGCCCTTTGCGATTTTGGTACCCAGGAGGTGCTTTGCCCAGTTTTGATATTTACTCATTGCATCCTCCCTACGTCACCGTCACATAAGCGGCACGGTCTAGCGGGATATACCAGATCGTCCACTTCATTTCGCCCGTGTTGTCGGCTACCGTGGCATAGGTGATCACACCCGCTGGTATGATCACGGGGCTCTTACAGACAATCGCCCCGCCTGTGTTCTTGATGATGGCATCAGCGGGGTTGCCCGTAATCGAGAACGTGGTGCCGATGAGGGCACCACTCGTCTCAATCAGGGTGCCCAGCGCACCAATGGCACCAACGGTCGGGTCGACGTTGATAGTCAGGTTGTTAGCCTGCGCCTGGATGTCCGTGGTTGCGACTTCGCCATGTAGAGCCGTGACCAGGACGCGACCGCCGGTGATGGTGAACATGGGCTTGGTACTTATACCAGCGATAGCCGTCGATCCCTTCGCAACCTTCTTGCCTAGATTCAGTTTCGACCAGTATTTGAATTCGCCCATATTGGCCTCCTAACGCCGCGCTCGGCGCGACGCCTGAGTGAAGCCTTCTGGCTTCTCTATTTCCTCCGCTTCTTCTATCTCTGCCACTGCTTCTGCCTTGGGTTCAGCGACGGTTTCCTCGGGCGGGGGAGGTGGCACTAAGGCCACCTCCCCTTCGAGTAGCTCTACCGCTGTCCGGATGTGAGCGAAGATCGGGTGGTCATAGAGATAGCGTGACCGCATGAACGCCTCTATGTATTTGACCTCGGCCAGCGCGTTACTCAGGTTATCCATCTGTCACTCCTAGATCAGTGGATTCGGTAGGTTGGCCGGCGTCCGCTGGTGGGCCAGGTCACGGAGCAGGTACATGACACTTGTGAATTTAGAACCTGCGCCGGCAGTCTGGGCCGACGTAACCACAACGCAGTCATAGCCAGCATCGAGTTGTGAGGCTTCGATGGGAACAACCCAAATGATCTGGGCATCGTCGGAGGTCGCGCTGCCCGCAATGGTCGTAATGCCCGTACCCGCCGTGCCGTTTGCCACTCTCTCCCACGCTGTACCAGTCGTCAGTAACGTGTCCAGTTTCTGGTAATAGTGGTCAACACAGAGGGCTTTGGGGGTGCCAGCGATGCCATCCGCCTGCTGGAAGGTCAGGGTTATGATGTCGTTGGCAGCACCAGCACTCGAAACAAGGATGACATCGACGCCAGCCGCATTACGAAGGTTGATGACATCCCCCGCAGCAGGAGCGCCGGCGCTTAGATCTACTGGGGTGAAACACTGAGCCAGGTCGTAGCTCTTTCCTAGACCGCACTGTCCCATGTTCTTCTCCTTATTCCCGCCCGCCGAGGGAGGTTAAGGCCCCGGTGGGCTAGGCCAGGGGCGGGATGTTAAGGCCAACCCCTGGCCGGATTCATTTCTATGCTCGTGCCGCTATCGCCACAAACGGGCTAACCGTCGCGCCGTTGAGTGGTGTGAATGCGCTCTGTACCCAAGGCCGACCGTCGACGCGCTCGATGACCCTGAGAGCCGTTTCGTCGTTCAGGAAGTAGACGTGCTCTGAGGTCTCCAGACTGACGGCCTGCCGGTCGCCGATGAGGTAGTAGCTGAGGTCAACAAAACAGAGGTCGCCCTGGTCGCCCAAGGTCGGGACCTTCTCGCTGATGATGAGCGGCCTACCCAGCATGGAAGCGAGTGGCGCGTTGCGAATGTCCACCAGGGACACAGGAGCGCCACCGACACCGACCTGGATTGCCAGCGTCATCAGTTCCTTGAAAGTAGACTGGTTGGCGATCCAGACAGCATTGCCGAGAGACGACGGGAGCATCCTGGAATACATGTTCAGGACGTTCTCGGCGTTGATGGTGTCGGCTCCCTGGTCAGTCTCTGCGGTAATGGCGATAAGAGCCCCGGAGTTCAGGAAACCCAAAGGCTCACCAACTCCGCTACCACTGGTAAAGGCTACGTCCTCATAGAAGGACAGGCCGCGCGGGATGGCCTGGAGCAAGAAACTGGACAACGCCGGGGCGTCGGCCCAGAGTTCATTCGGCACGGCGGCGAGCCCTGTCAGTTTGTTCGCCTCTAGCTTCAAGCGACCGAACTTGGCTTCGTTAGCGGTTAGGGCAGCAGCCTCAGCTGTCCAATAGAAGACCATGCCGCCGAAGACTGAGCCAACATTGGTTGTCGAGTCCACATAGGGCATGAGCTGAGTGAGCGAGCCCATCGTGATGACGGTCGCCCGGGGGCGCACAATGCTCGTCTCCAAGGCTATCTGCATGACCTCAGAGCGCATGGTCTCAGGAATCAGGAAGCCACCAGCAGACGGGTCGGTACTAGAGTAGGCGTTCATAACCGACCGCGCCTTATTGAGCCGTTCCTCGTCAGGTCGAGGGTTGCGGTGCCAGATAGTGCGGGCGAAATCGCCCAGGTTGGTAAAACCCAGGTCATTCATCTTCGTGCCAGGGGCCAGCGGGTTATAGGCTGCGTTCTGCTGAGCACCAGACGGCGATTCACCCGGAGGGGCTAACGGGGGTCGCTGGGGTACGCCGTGGGTCGTGAGGTATGTCTCCATCGAGCTCTTGACCGAAGTGTCGATGGTAGTCTTGATAGCCTCTTCGCCAGCGATAAAGGACTTCTGGAGGTCGGCTACCATCGCTGCAAGTTCGCCGCGCTTGTCGGACTTCTGGATGTAGGCATCCGTGAACTCCGGCCACTGTCCGGCCTCGACGATCTGCGCGACCTTCTTCTTGTCGCGCATCATCTCCTGAAGTTCACCAATCGTTTCGGGGATGATTAGTTTTTCCAATCTAATACTCCTCTTTTGCTAGGGCCATCTCCAGAGCGCCCACAAAGTCGTACTCTGGTATCACGACCTCTTTGTTGATGTGCTTTGCTACGCCGCGCTCTAATGCTTCGGCGTAGTCAAAGGTTGATTCTTCTACAGGCGGAGCGGGCATCGGTGCCTTATCCTCGCTCGCCGCCTCAAATGAACCGTCGTGGTCCGCACAGTGAGAGCGAGCATCGTCGGCATCCCAGGTGGCCTTCGGGTAGCGGTAGGCTTGCTCCGCTGTAGACGATTCCCCCTTCGGCCTGCCCACGATCACGTCATAGCGCTTGCCTTCGTGGTCACGGCTTATGCGCCGGAAGGAGTCAGGCTGGAAGTCGCCAGGTGGCCGCAAACGGCAACTATGCTCTGACGGATACGGGTTCTCAAACGTCGGGACTTCGGCCACAAACCACTCAGGGACGTTGTGGAACTTGCTAAGGTTGAAGATGCCAGCGGGGTTGTGGGCCTGACTCTGCACGAGGCCATCGGCGAGCTTAGCGTCAACCGCCTCCTGCGCCCGATACCACGTCTCAGCCTGCATCCGCTCGCGCCAGTCGGCTTCACTCCCGCCGGCGCGTCCTGCGTACAGGGATGCGATGGTGTCGCCCATCTTGTTCAGGGTTTCGGCCATCTTTGCGTGATCCGTGGCGTCGCCAAGAGTCATACCGTTGGGCTCGTGGATCATCATCGTGGCCCCTGTCGCCATGAGAACGGTGTCTCCCGCCTGGGTAATGAATGACGCGGAGCTGGCCGCGAGGCCGTCCACCACGACGTTCACAGTGGCCTTGTGATCCTTGAGTGAGTTGTAGATGGCGACCCCATCGAAGACATCACCGCCCGGGGAGTTCACGCGCAGGTTGATGCTGTTGGCCTTGACCCTCTGCAAGTCCTTAATAAAGTCCTTGGCCGTAATGCCAAAGGCCCCGATCTCGTCATAGAGCAGGACTTCCACCACGCCCGCCGCTGCGTCGCGGATTTCGTACCATGATTGCTTCATAAGCCCCTCCAAAGGGCAATCAAAAAGCCCGACGTATGTCGGGCGACTAAGCGCACGAAATGTCGGGCCACAAAGGGCACTTATTCAGTTGTCTAGAGCATACAGGTTATCAGATCAAAAGTCAAGCGGAGCGCTCAGACCAAGGTTTATCTATGGCCTTACGCACGGCCTTCGTATAGGCTTCCCAACCTTCCTCCTTGACAATCTCTAAATGTTGTAGATGCCTAGCAATGCGGGGTGCCATAATATCAATTTCGTGATCTGCTGAAATGCGCCAGACTATGAGATGCATATCTTTGATCAACGCACCTAGATCGGCATCCCGTTTTTTGGCTCTATCGGTTTGGTGATAGATATCATCGACTTCGATAATGACGCCTACCGTCGGAAAGAAAAAGTCCGAAGAGACGGTAACTCGGGGAATTTGGTAAGATTGAAGTGCATCGGAAGCCTAATCCTTTCGGTGCTAGGCCGCCAGACCCTCAAACGGTTTGGCGGTCATTTCTCTCACTTCATTATACCATGTTCCACGATTACGGGCATCTTGCAGCGCGGGCAATCGAACCGTGCCCCACTAACGTCTCGCCCCAAAAGGCGGTTGCAATGCGGGCAGCGTGCCTCAGTGAGTACGTCCACCACGGCCTCGGGTACTGGCTCCGGCAGCGCTGGCGGAGGTGGTGCTATTGGTGCAGGCGGCGGCGAGTCCAGGTCTTCCACCTGTGTCGGTATCATACTAGAGGGCACGAAGAACGTACCCTCGGTCGGGCTGGGGTCGAGCCCCACTGCATCCCGCGCCTCTTCGAATGACTCCATGCCCGCTTGAAAGTTCTGCCGGTGGCGGTTATGGAGTTCGTCTACGTCCGGCTGTAGCGCCTCGATGTCGGATAGGTCAAAGTAAACCTCATCCACGCCGCCGAACTCAGGCACCAGCGACAGGTTCAGCACGTCGTCCAAGTCGGAGAGTAGCGGCGTCATCGTCACCTTCCAGAACGTGCGCTCGTCAGCCTTCTTGTTGGCGTAGGACGAGGACTCATAACCAATCAGGAGCCCCAGAATCGAGCCTGGGATACCGAATACCATAGCGATTCGGGCCTCGGAGAGAGCGTCCAGTTCCTTCGGTAGCGCATCCCGTAGCCCACGATTCAAGCCCATCTGCTGATAGGTGGATTCGGCTGAGTCTAGGATCATCATCTCGTGCCAGCCACCATAACCGCCGAACTGCCGCTTGAACCTACCACGGATATCCTCCTTGGCCTGTTCTGAGAGCTTCTGCTTGACTGTGAGGATTGAGCCAGGACCAGTCCCACCCTGTTCGAAGAATGTCCGCAGGAAGCCAGCCATGTACCTGTCGATATCAAGACGCCCAGAGATCGCCATCATCGGGGGCATCCCGTAGTAGTCATCCAGTGGGTTGCGGGTCTTGAAGTGCATCACGTCCTTGTAGTCAAAGGTGATTGGCTTCAAGCCCGGGACGGTATATTCATACTTGCAGAACGTCTGCGCGTCGGGGATGATCTTCACCCTGTCGGGCCGGAGCCGCCATAGTTCCTGCACGTTCCCGAATGACTCGTTCCGTGCTTTGAGAAGATAGGCGTTGCCGCCCAGGTAGCGATCCATCACCACCGTTGACCAGCACTGGCCCCGGCTCATAAACGGATTGGGAGCGTTCAGGAGCTTGACCAATGGGTGTTCAGGGACTTGGACAACGAAGCCATTGCGGACGAGGGCATTGTTGATCTGGACCAACGGACAGCCCGCCATCCGGAGGCGCGTCGTCTCAGCCCGAATCGCCGGACTCTCCCGCCGCCTTCGTCGGCCTGTGATATGGGGCTCAGCCGCAGAGGAGGCCAGGAGTTCGATAGCCGCAAAGACAATCTCGTTGCCTTGATAGCCTTGGCGGGCGAACTGGAGATAGCTCTGGGGTGCGCTATCCCCCCTATTCTGCCATATTGAACCCACGCTGGATATAGGCACTGGCGGGTTGGTTAGGTTGCGAAAAG